TTTTTAGCAAGATTAGGATTTTGTACTATTTTTGATGCAACCAATAACAATGCTGGGATTTTACCATCACTAGAGGATGTAATACCCCACTTGGCAGATATATAATCCTCTACAGCCTCTATTTTTAGTAAAATTTCTGCCTTGCTGACATCGGTATATGATAAAGGAGGACTAAAGAAATTCCTCACATCCATCTCTGTTATTAATTTCGGTTCATAATCTGACACTAGTCACCACCAATCTTTTTTATAACTTTCCTTAAATCTACGCTCTTTTTTTGTCTTATAGATTGATCCACTGGAAATGGAAATTGTGAAATTGTAAATGTATCTGGATTGGTCCTCCCCCCACCATCTGGAAATGAAATATCTAAATCTTCTAGAGTCTCATCATCGTATTTGTCTCTATCTTCTAATGCTTTTTGTCTATCACTTAAGTAACTCTTCTTGAGTATTTTTTGGTCGCCATAACCATGGAGCATATTTTTTATCTTCTCTTTAGTATAAAAAGAAATACATGAAAACATACAGAGAAAATGTAGATGAGTTAACTAGTTTACTTATGGAAAATCTTACAACCAGCAGTTTCTCTGAGTACTCCAGTACCAAATCTCATAGTTACTGATATCCCTACTAGGTCATGGATAGGATCATCATATCTCTCTATTGTTATATCTCTCCTCATCGCTATAACGCCAAGATCATTCTTTGAATATACTAGAGCAGTAACATCACTCCCAGCATTTGTATCATCCCAAACAGGAGAGCTATCAGCATCAGTAGCAGTACAAGTGTATGGCTTCAACCCAAGTAGTCTGCTTCCTAGATTTCCACCACGTAGTGTGTCAGGTGTACCAGCATAAGCAATATATGCCAAGTTACTATCAGACATTAAGTATCCCTCAGCAGTTGGATGAGTAATAAGTATATCAGGTATATAGTTAGATTTCTTGACTTTCCCTACAGCTGTAGCAATGTCAGAGACAGCAATGTGTGTGCTAGCTGGTGAGAGAGTATTTCCATTCTCTGTCCAGCTTTCTTCAATTCTAGTTCTACTACATCAAAGAGCCCATCCTCTATCAATTCATTAGTGATTAATGGTCTAGTTCCATATTTCTCAATAGTTACATCTTGTTTTGAATAAGTTTGAGTGTCTATCTCTATAGCACCGCCCTCTGGTATCTTGGATGCATAGCTACCAGATTCTCCTTTAATGAATCTAACTGAATAAGAATCAGTTTTTATAATCGGTACAGCTTCCCTGAAACATTTAATGGGTTCGGCTCCTTCAATAACTGTCTTATATACTTCTTCTTGAACAAGAGTGGAATCAGAAATAGCAGTTGCTTCACTTTCCATAAGGAATTTATAGGCATCTCCTAAGCATTTTCCACTAGCATCATAAGCTTTACGACCCTCTAACATTTTCTTAAATTGAGCAGAGTTAAGCATGCGCTTTCTCTGATTAGGGCCAGCAAAGCCAAATTCCAATAATTTTGGTAATACTGTTGTCATATTACATCACTTTTATTACATTTATTACATACTTAATTACTTAAGGAGAACTTTAGCAGTTCCATCAGCGGATGCCTGGGTTTCAAGAGCAATAGCTGAAATACCAGATACTAGATATGTAGAATCAGTTACAGCATAGAATTTACCTTCTGGACCACACATCAAGGTATCTCCTCTTGTACAGTGACTTGCACCTGATATTATTACTCTTACAATATTACCTGGTCCATAAACTGCTACAGGCTTACCATCACTCTGGTCATATGCAGCAACACCAATACATCCCTTAGCAAGGGCAACATTAGATGCAGGAGCACCAACTTCCATTTCACCTGTCATGATCACCCCTTGACCAGCCTTGACTGATCCAGAGGCCGTAAAGCTGTATGCAAATGTACCCTCTTGAACTATAATATCATCTGTTGGGCTTGTAAATGTCATTTTATCTTCTCACTTTTTTTTTAAACTTATTTATACATAATCTCTAGAATAAATTTCTCCTCTACTTACAATAAGAGGACTTTCATCCTCTAACTCAACATCACCTTCGCTAGAAAGAGTTTTTATCTCTACTTCTTCCTCTTTTTTCTTCTCACTAGATTTATTTACAATCGCTGTATTTATAGTTATTTTCTTCTCTAATGCCTTAATTGCATCGTCTCTAGCTTTAAGAGCCTGTTCTAATTCTTCTATTTTGGATTGTACTTCTAAATTCTCTACTACTTTGGATAAAGTCTCCTCTATTTTTGAAAGTCTATCAGTTAAATTGTCTGAGTCTTTTTCATTTTCCTCGCTTTTCTTTTCTTCCTCTTTCTTTTTTGGGTATGGATATTTATCGGGGTATGGATATTTCCCTGGCTCCTTAGGCATTGGATATTTTTTTGTAAATTCTTGAATCATCTTTTCTAAGGCTAATACCGATCTTTCAAGCTTTGCTACTCTATCCTCAAGGCTCTCTTTTTTTTCCTCTGCAACATCCTCTTCCTCATCTTCTTCACCATCTTCCTCCTCTTTCTTCTCTGCAGTTTCTGTTTTCTCTTCCTCTATAGTGTCGTCTTTTTCCTCTATTTCCTCTATTTTTTCCTCTATTTCTTCAGACATAGTATCATCTTTTTCTTCACATTCATTACATACTTTAGATTTGGAGAGGATAATAAATCCTGACTCCTCATTTACGGGCCTAGAACATACACTGACTTCGAAGATGTTAATTTCGTCTAGCACTGTTATACAAGAATTATTATCGCATTTATCATGCCAGGAAAGTACCTCTAGTCCTATGGAGAATCCATTTATTTCTTTGTTTAGGATAGCTTCCCATATTTCATCAGCTGTCTTTATATCACTTCTTATTTCAGCTATTATAAAAAGACCCTTATCATCGACATGAGTTGTAAATCCATTATATTCTGGTAATATCTTCCCTATCTGGATATTTTTATGGACTACCATTAGATTAGCATAAGATGGATCATCAAGTAATGTATTTAATCCTTTCTTTAACACTTCAGGGGGGATGTATTGATTATCAGAATCTAGAACTGCTACATTAGCGTAACCAGCTATAATCCTTCTACCTTTTTCTTTTTTCTTTCCCTTATTTAATATTTTGAAATTACCCTTTAGTTCTAGTGGCACTCTTGTCATCTTTATCACTTCAGGATTTGAAATGGGAACTAAATCCAATTCATAAATAGGTATGTAGGAAGTATAACTTCCTGTATCATTATAGTGAATATGGACATACTTAGTAACATCATCATAATCACAACCCAGAATATCCGAGAATAATCTATACAATCTAAAATCTATTGCTTCTCTTAATTTAGGAGAAAAATCTTCTCCTCTTATCACTATATCTAAGTCATTATCACTTTCACCCTGAGTAGCAACAGAACCTACTATCATAACTAGCGGTTTTCTTATAGATATACTACCTAATTTGTTTATAATATCCTCCTTTTTTATATGTATATCATTATTTCCCCTGCCACTTGGAGGTGTGGGTGCATATTGAATCTCTCCTTCCTTAGTCAGTTCTTGTATCAATTCCAATTTCATACTATCCCTTTGACTAATACTGTTACTATAAATGCAATAATTAATCCTGATAATCCTCCTATACTAGCGACTTTTAATCTCATATTCATAAGCTTATTATCCAGTGCATTAAATTTATCATCTAATCTCTTATTAACTTTGTCTATCTTAGAGTCCATAGATTTAATTGTATCCCTAAGATCTTTGATAGATTTATCTATATCCTTTAAAGCTTTAAGAGTCCAACCTCTCCACTCAGCTACCTTCATATCCCATTCAGAGAAATCTGATGTCATCTCGCATCTTCAAGAATTACTATAACTCCTGATGAACCATTATACAATAATGGCAAACACAACATACGCATTTTCTTTCCTGTTTTTGACGTAAATGTTCTTGATATTACCTTTTTCCCCGCCATTGAACTACTAAATGGACAAACCTTACAATCAAAGGATTTACACATACCTAATTCTCTTGGTGTTTTATTTAGATAATCAATTTTTATATTATCTCTAGCAAATTTATTAGCAAATATTACTTTACAATCTTCATCTAATATAACTATATGAGTATCTATATTATCTAATAGGAAAGTGACGAATCTTAAACAATCTCCAAATTTTCTATTTTTTATATCTTCTGCTAATTCATGTGTGATTTCAGTGAGTCTCGACAAATCAACCAACAAATCACCTCAATAATCTATTAAGTTATCATCTTTAGGTATAATTTCTTAGATTCTTCTCTATAAGATTCTCTACCAAATTTTTGTATTTGGGATGCTGGTATTGGCCAATAATAACCCGTACAACTGTGGTATATTGGATCCATCGGTTTTGGATTATCTATAGCTTTCCAAACCCACCAGCGTTTATCTTTTCCGGCTTTGAATGCTCTAATAATAAATCTACCATTAAATAATTCTTTATTTATATTTGGTAAGTTATTTGCAGGATATGAGAAGTATTCATGAGCATCTTCTCTTTGCATACCAGCCTTTACGGATCCAATCCATATTGTACACATATATGCCCACTTATAAGCAGTAGCGCCAACATCACCAGGAGGTATTAAATAAGATTTATCCAATAATACATACTTCTTAATTAACTTAGCATCTTCTTTACTTATTATTAATTCTTTTTTATTTTTAATAACTTTTTTAGGTTCTTCTGCACTTGGCTTTACGATAGCTAGCCCTTTGCTAACATTACCAGTTTTTGTATCTCTTCTTCCAATTAAAGTATCGAAATAGTCTTTGATGTGATCCTGAGTAATAACCCATTGGACAAATGAATTTTTAAATTTCATCCTCCAATCTACGTGTATACTATGTCCAGTGATTAATTCCTCGAATGAAATTTTTTTATTTTTATATTTTTTGACATCTTCTGGTTCAAGTCCCCTAATATGCATTTGTGCCCAAGCAAAGTTAGCCTCATCATAATTTATATAAAATGATTTGTCAAGAGGCTGGTTAGGTTTTGCTATATCATTATATATTTCTTTTGGTATTTTTCCATTTTCTACCCACTGTTTTAATTCCTCATTTTTTATATTAGATTTATTTATTGTCTTGTCATACTTACTAAATAACCATCCACCTTCTGTTCTACTTAGAATATACCTACCTTTTAGTTTTTTCCCATTAATATCTAGGATGATTTCATCATCTGTATGGCTTAAAACTCTTAACTTTCCAGAATCTAAACAATATATATAAGTTTTCCCTACACCTCTTACATATCGTGGTTCTAAATCATCAGAACAAATCATCCATTTTTTTAGGGATTCTGGTGTCTCATGATGGATGACCTTATGTCTTGCTTTAGCTTTTTCACCAACTTTGAGAGTGAGTGGATTTTTATAAATGGCAGTTTCTTCTTTTGAAGTGCCGGAAAGCTTCCATCTTAGATCAAAGTGGGGGTTCATGTTAATATTCTTATCAGGAATATGTAGATGAAGAACAAAATCATGAACTTGTGTTTTATCAATTGGATTTTCTGTTATATGTCTTAACTCATCTATAGGAATACGCTTTGGCTCGAATTCTGAAAGTTTTTCTATAACACTAATACTATCAGTTACATTTTTTTCTGGTATTTGTTCTAGTACTCTACCGATATAAAATGAATATCGTGGATATTTCTCATTTTTTGGGTTTTCAAATCTAAGAACTTCCTCTGCTGCTATCCTGATAATATCATTAATATCTGCGTTTACATTTGTATTATCAGTTTTTCCCATAAATGTTACGAATTTAACATTTTTATTATCAAAGTACTTTATGCATTCTTTACCAGTAGCTATAACTTTACCATCTTTAATAACTCTAACTTTTCCATACCAATCTTTTGTAGAGTTTTGAAGATATGCTCTTGCATATTCCACTGGAGTGTCATAACCGAGGAAATAATTATAAGTACTTTTAGCACCTTTTACTAATTTTTTATCTAATACCCTCAAATCTAATTCATGCCAGAATTTAGCTTTCATCCAACCATGATTTTGAGGATATTCATATGGCCAATCTAATCGCTTAATCATTACTCCTTCAGCACAGAATTTTGGTCTTCCATTCCTAGCTTGTTGGAGGAAATCTATTATCCTCTCTATCTTGTTTATATCTTTACCTCTTACTATAAATCCATCAGCTTTATCTGGGAATTTATTCGATATTTTTTCTATCCAAATGTGCTTTGTGGATTTAAGTCTTCCTAAATATTCTAATCTCTCATGAAGCGGTTGTTTTCTAATATCTAATCCATCAAAGAATAATACATCAAAGATGACTATTATCGCATACTGTTCTAGTTCATCACCAGAAACTTTAGAGTTAAGTAATGAATTACTAACTGTTCT